AGTCATTGAGAAATTCCTGGATAAAAACTCTGATCCGAACCGCAGAAGGGATAATCTCAACCTCTTTCACTCCAATGTCGTCACGATGCGGGCGATGCTCTACGGCCAGACGCCGAAAGTGGATGTCGGCCGCAGATATCAGGACGCAAATGACGATGTAGGCCGAGTGGCGGCCGAAATTCTCGAAAGATGTCTAAATAACGACATCCAATTCAGTGACGAGACGTTCTCAGAGGCTCTCCGGGCCTGTTTAGACGATTTCTTGCTCCCAGGACTCGGGCAGGCGAAAGTTCGTTACGAGCCCGTGATCATGGACGGTGAAATAGCGTCTGAATCGGCCCCGGTGGACTATATTCACTGGCAAGACTTCTGCTGGAGTCCTGGATGTCGCGCGTGGCCGGAAGTATGGTGGGTCTCGTTCAAGACTTACATCACGAAGGAGGAAGCGAAGGAGAAATGGGGCAAAATCGCTGAAAGAATGAATTATGTCGCCAAGACGAAGAGAGATGAGCGAGATAACCCCTCCGATCAGCATCTTTACGCTGAAGTTTACGAAATCTGGTGTAAGAAGAACAGATGTCTCTACTGGTTCTCCAAAGGTGTCGACCGTCTGCTAGGGAAGCAGTCAGACCCACTCAAGCTTCGTGAGTTCTGGCCGTGTCCGCGGCCAATGCTGGCGAACACGACCACTAGCACTCTCGTGCCGAAGGCAGATTACATCTTCGCTCAGGACCTCTACATACAGATCGACACGCTGTCGACCCGTCTGGCTATGCTCGCCAAGGCGGTGAAGGTCGTGGGCGTGTACGATAAGTCCTCCAGCGCCGTCCAGAGGATGTTGAACGAAGCCACGGAGAATGAACTCATTCCCGTCGATAATTGGGCGATGTTCGCGGAGAAGGGTGGTCTGAAGGGACAGGTAGACTGGCTACCCATTGAGGAGATTGTCAAGGTAATGCAGACGCTCGCGCAGGTGCGGGAGCAGTGCATTCAGCTTCTCTACCAAGTGACTGGCATGTCGGACATCCTCAGAGGGGCCACGGACCCCAGAGAGACGAAGGGCGCACAGGAACTGAAGTCGAAATACGCTTCTATTCGCATCCAGGCCATGCAGGACCTCTTTGCGAAATTTGCGTCCGACATACAGAAAATCAAGGCTGAGATCATGGTAAAGCACTACCAGATCAACAGCATTATCACGCAGAGCAACATTGCCTTCACCCCCGACGCACAATATGCTCAGGGAGCCGTAGCGCTCATAAAAGACCCGAAAAACATGATCTGGCGAATCCAAATACGACCGGAATCCGTAGCGATGGTGGATTACGCACAGCTCAAGCAAGAGCGCACTGAATTCTTGATGGCGTCGAGCCAATTCATGCAGAGCGCGGCTCCATTGGCTCAATTAGACAAATCAGTGACTCCAACCCTCCTCGAACTGTTGAAGTGGGGTCTATCGGGCTTTAAGGGCGCTCAACAGATCGAGGGGGCGTTGGACAAGGCGATCGCGCAAGCAACAGAGGCCATGTCGAAGCCACCTCCGCCACCTCCACCGGATCCGAAGGTCGAAGCGGCCAAGATCAAGGCCCAGACGGATCAGCAGCTCGCACAGCAGGAATTTCAGCAGAAGCAGATGGAATTCCAACAGCAGATGCAGCAGGATCAGCAAAAGTTCCAGCAAGAAATGATCCAGATGCAGAAGGAGTTCGAGCTGAAGATGCGACAAGCAGAAATGGAAATTGGCATACGGCGAGAGGAGGCACAGCTCAAGGCTCGCGAGCAGTATGTCGACGCTGCGCTGAATATTGAGCAGCAGAGGGAAACGACGGAAATCCAGAATACTGCGAATCGTGAGCAGCATGATATGAAGATGGAACAGATGAGGCAGAAACCGAAGACCAATGGAGGGTCGGGGTAGGCCCGGAAGACGAGGAAAAGTAGGTGACTCTGGTGCGCAGGACCTATCACTATGACGAAGCAACCCAGACGATGGTCGAGGGTCCTGCGCCCCAGAGATCTCGTGGTTCGGGCGATGGTTGGCGGTATAATGATAGGATTTATAGCTCTGCTCCATTTCGTGGAATACATGGTGAACTTATCAACTCGCGTAAATCTCACCGCGAATACATGGCTCGACATAGCCTCACGACTGCAGATGACTTTACCGAGACCTGGAAAAAGGCGGCTGAAGATAGACAGAAACCGGACCCATCTCTGAAACAGGACGTCATCAATGCCTTCGAAAAGTGCAGCGCAAGCGAAGCTAATGCGAGCGGTCGCGCACGGTTGGAAGAAGCCCGGAGGCGGAGGCCCACCGATGAAGGTAGCTAAAGAGTTTGTCATGGCGGACAAACTTAGGAGGAAACGTAAGTGATTACTCTTACACTTCTCTTGCTCTTGGCGGCAGTGATTGTGGCTATTGCCTCTGCAATGGGGAAGGTCCCACTGTGGATCTCCGTTATCCTGCTCTGCATCGTCGTTACTTTGGTGGTCTATCCTGGTAGAGTATAATGGACCGATCACTGCGTTACGCGAAAGCTCTTCGAAAGTGGCAGGAGGAGCACCCTGTTCTGGATGTGGGAATTGGCTTCGTCCCCGGAGTCGGTCAAATCTACGGAGCTGCTTCTTCTGCCGCTGCGCTGCGTGATCCAGATGCTTCTGCTTTAGAGAAGGGGATGGCTGGACTCTCCATGTTACCGATGGGGAACCTGATGTCTAAAGCGGGGAAGCTTCGCAAAGTCGTCATTGGTGAGAGAATCGCCAAAGGGACGGCGCATGAAGATGATTTACGAAGGGCGAAAGAGCTATATGAAGGAGAGGATGTCATTGATCGGACGGCCGGAGCTACTGTTCCCTCCAAGGGGCCGAAGGGCGTTACTCGTTTCTTAGAGGGTGATCCCAGGATTAATGACTATATTCAGCGTGAAACTGGATGGTGGAAAGATCCTGAAACTGGTCGATGGATGAAAGAATTGCACGATACTGGCTCTCATGTAGATATGCAGAAATTGCGTGATCTACCACCGGATGCTGCAAAGTTTCCTGCCCGACCGCAGAATTTCACCACACTAGATAAGATACTATCCCATCCAGAGCTAGATAAGCTGCCTGTAGCCAGAAAGCTGCGGCAGGAAACAGAATTTATCAAACCTCCAGATTATAGACCTGGTCGAGGGCACCATAGAGGTGAGTTCACCTACGTAGATTCTGGTGGGAAGATGCAAGATTATCCTCATCAGATCGCGGTAGGAGACCCTCAAGTACCGACTTTGGAAAATTTCTCTAAAACTCGAGATGCGGCACTTCACGAACAGCAGCATGGTATAGATTTCCATGAAGATTTCTCTGCTGGTGGAATGCCGAAAGGAAAAACTTGGGAAGACTATAAGGATTATCTTAAAATTCCAGGAGAAGTCCATGCTCGTATTTCTGCCCTTCGTAGAAATATGACTCCGGAAGCACGGCGGAAATTCCCGTTCCATAAGCATATACGGGAAGAAAATATGCGGATCACTAAAATGGATCCGAAGAATGGTGCCGCAGACATCAGGTACGCGACTATGGACGATTTACGCGACCTTATGAAGAAGTACGGGATGGCAGATCCTGATGAGTTCTTGAATCCCGGCCCATAAAGGAGAATGATATGCCCGAAAATGACGACCTCCGTTCTGCCCTTGAGGAAGCCTTTAATGAACAAGAGCAAGCAGAACAACCAGAGACCGAAGACAGGGGATCCGTCGAGGACTCCAAGGAGCCCGTGGGGACTCCCGCAACAGAAAGTGCCGAACCTGAAAGCACTGAAGAGGCCGATACTCCACCTTCCAAAGAAGATAAACCAAGGGACGAGAAGGGTAAATTCACCAAGGTAGAGGGAAAGCCTCCGGTAGAACCAGAGAGAACGCAAGATTCTGCGACTAAGTTCCGCGCCCCAGATTCTTGGGACCAGAAGGCTAAGGTTCACTGGGATAAGCTTCCGCCTGATGTTCAGCAGGAGGTAGCCCGCCGAGAACGGGATATGGTGATGACTCTCCAGAACACTGCGGGTCAGCGGAGACTAGCGGACGACTTTGTCCGTACAATCAACCCGTTCATGGTCTTCCTAAATGCGGAAAACGTACACCCGTTGGAAGCGGTCAGACAGCTCTTTGGACAAGCGGCTATTCTTCGAATTGGAACTCCGGCCCAGAAAGCTCAACTTGTTGCGAATGTTGTTAAGACTTTCTCTGTTCCCATTAAAGATCTTGACGCTGCTCTCGTCGGGGAAGAAATTCCAGACCAGGAAGGGAAGATAGCGCAGATAATTCAGCAGCAGCTCGCTCCCGTTAATCAATTCATGCAGCAGGTCGGACAGCTTCGGCAAGAGCATTATCAGAGAGTAGATTCAGATCTAGATCAAGAGATAGAGACGTTCGCCGCAGATAAGCTGAACGAGTATTTCTATGATGTGAAGGACGATATGGCAGACATCATGGAGATGGCTGCTCGGCAGGGAAGAAACGTAACGCTGAAACAAGCGTATGATCGCGCTTGTAAGATGAATGAGTCTGTGCAGGAGCGTGTCTCTGCTAAGAAGAGAGAAGCGGCTGAAAAAGCGAAGATGGCGTCCACAAGCCTTCCGGCGAGAGGTGCCCCGACCAAGACACCCTCTAAAGGAGGCAGTGTGAGAGACGACTTACTCGATGCATTCGAGACAGTTGCAAATCGGCAATAGATGTGCTACAATCCTGCCCCAATCGGGAACTAGGACGCCCATCCCTCCAACGGGAAGCGTGCCTCAAGGTCCGAGAGTGGCAACTCTTAAACCTGAGGTGAAGTCATGGCGTTCCCAAATGTAAGCGATATCATCGCAACCACGATCGAGAATCGTAGTGCGAAGATTGCAGACAACGTAACGAAGAACAATGCTGTCCTGGCTCAGCTGAGTCAGAAGGGCAGGATCAAGACAGTATCCGGCGGAAGCAAGATCTTCCAGGAGCTCTCCTTCGCAGAGAATGCGAATGCCGGATGGTATTCTGGCTATGACCTGCTCCCGGTGGCGGCGCAGGACGTAATCAGCGCGGCTGAGTTCGATTTCAAACAGGCGGCGTGCCCTGTGACGATTTCGGGCCTCGACATGCTGAAGAATGCGGGCAAGGAGCAAATCATCGACTTGCTCGAGGGTCGCATCACGGTGGCCGAATCCACGATGTCCAATCTGGTATCGGGCGGCCTCTACAGCGACGGGACGGCGGCGGGCGGAAAGCAGATCGAGGGTCTGAACAAAGCAGTCGCGATGGTGAACACGAACACCTACGGCGCGATCGACGCGAATACGTGGGTCTTCTGGCGCAACAAGGTCATGGACCAGACGGCTGCTCAGATGACTGCCACGGCGATCCAGGGCTACTTCAACACGATGTGGGGACAGTTGGTTCGTGGTTCGGACCGGCCGGACCTCATCATGGTTGATGCAGGCGTCTGGGGCGTCTATCTAGCGAGCCTACAGGCGATGCAGCGGTTCACGGGAACGGAGACTGGAAAGCTCGGCTTCCCGACGATCAAGTACATGGATGCAGATGTAGTGCTCGACGGCGGCATCGGTGGATTCTGCCCCACGAACACGGCATTCTTCCTCAACACGAACTACCTGCATTATCGTCCGCACAGCGCGCGTAACATGACGTCGCTGAACCCGAAGAACCGCTATGCCATCAACCAGGATGCAGAAGTGCAGATCCTGGCGTGGGCTGGGAACCTGACCTGTTCTGGTCGCCAGTTCCAGGGACGCATGGACTTTAACGGTTGACGGAGGTGGAGCTTTGAGGGTCTGGTTATCGGACCCTCTTCTTTCCACAGGAGAAATCTATGCCTGCATCACTTCCTGGATCTACCCTTGCGGAAAATCTTGCCATTCCATCAGCTGGACCGTTAGTCACGTTTGACCCATTGTCTGGCCCGAAGGCGGCTCCGTTCGACGCAAGTAAGATCGACTATTCGACAGGGACTCCTCCGGGGTGGAACGCCACCACGAAGATTCCTGTCAAGGTGAATGATCCCGCCAATCTCTCTACTGGTGGGCTTTCTACTGGTATCGGCTTCGGGTCATCCGGAGTACCTGGAATCATCCAAGGCGCGGCTGCTGCGAACAAGCAGTTCCCCGACAAGAACTTCAACGACGATTACACCGTCGGTGTCACCAAACCAGATAACACAGCAGGCACGAATTCTACTCACGTATACATTGGCGGCGGGAAATCCAACGCTGCTGGAACTCCAGTTCCGTATACTACTGGATTCGCACTGTGCGCGGCTGGACAGGGGTCACCGAGAGAAGCGACGGCGCTGGGATTCCCAATGAAAACTGTGACGGCAGCAGCGGGAGTCGCAGCGGGAGCAGCAGTAGAGACTGGCTTCGTGAATGCTTCTGGTGTCGCCTTAGTCACAGGGCAGAGCGTGTTCGGTGTCGGGACCACTTCTAACGTAGCCCCGACAGAATTAGAAGAACTAGAAGCGGAAACTCCGGAAGAAGAGGTAACTTTCACTGAAGAGCAGTACGAAGCTGCTGAGGAGGAAGAAGAGGAACAGGCTGAAGAGGAGAAGAAAGGACGCACCAAAAGGCGGAGATAATGAGTATATTTAATGGTCTAGCTCCCAACGGGGTCATTCCAGTAGGGGATGGCCCCGTTGTCAATTGGTTCAATGGACTTCCGTTAAACGAAGAAGGAGCCGTAGTCGTAGCAGAAACACTTCCAACACACTTTCATGGAGATCTACCATTTGACGACGATGGTAACATCTGCGTCTCTAGATCTGCCCCTACGAGATTTGAGAATGGTCTTGCATTCACAGCAGATAACCAGCTTGCGCTGAGCGCTGGTCCCGCGACAGGATATAGCTGCGGGACTCCATATGCAGACAATGGCGCTCTTGTAGCGAATATCCAAGAAGCTCCCCCAGAGCCGCAGCCTGAACCTCCGAGTGAAGAATTTGAGCCTCAGCCTGGATATTCTGTCACGTGGGAAGGTGAGTTAAAGGATGGCACCGAAATCACCATTGTGGGTGCGAATCTCGGTGGTGGTCCAGCTCACACATGGCTTGACCGTATTGATAATCTGCTCAAGTACCAGAATCTTGGTGACGTTCCTGTCCCCACTGGCTCTGCTGGATACTACGCGCAGAATAGTACGAGCGGTTCTGGTGGGCAGAAGGTCAAGCTATCCAGTGCGAACCCTCGGCATTCTCGCCAACACAGGAACTATCGTATAGACGGTAGAGGAGTTGCGAGCTACAGTGATGGTTACTTGTCTGATCCCGCTGCGATGGGTGGGAATAATCCTGGGCCTGAGTTCTCTAGAGCCTATTGCCGAATGTTCGTGCATTTCTCAGCTCAGCCACCGGCTCATGCGATTAAGTGGTTCCGTATCTGGGGAGCAGATGATAAGAACCGTATCTGCTCCATAACGACGGACGGCGGGAGCTATATCAAGTTCGGTCAAACAGGTGGTGCGGATTCTACTCGTTTCTGGAAACAGGCGCGGCCTCCGGCGAATACGTGGACGGTGATGGAAATCTACGTCGACGTACCTGCGGGTGGAGCGACTGGCTTTATTCAGAACCGAATGGCGAATAAGCCCATCAATACGCTGACTGATGCCACACGTAACTTGACTGGTCGTGGTCACAGATTTGCGATTATGGGCTACGACGCAGGCTCTGAACCAGAAGAGCCGAAGCTGCCGGTCATCGATATTGGTGAGATCTACTGTGCAGACTCAGAAGCTCGTGTACTGGTGACAGAGTCTTCTGACTGGACTGCTATCGGCAATAAGCAAGAGCTTTGTGAGCTGGTAGAGTGGGGAAATGGACGGATCAAGGTGAAGCTCTGCTTGGGCCAGTTCGCCGATGCTACAGACAAGAAGCTCATATTGGTCCGGCATGACCGTAGCGTAGTCTTCGTGGGTACGTTCAAGACTTCAGAAGCTCCGCCGATTCCTGTACCCCCCGAAACTGGTTTTGATCCAGCTCCAGGATACGATGTGCGAGGTGACTTTCGACCAGATGGTGTCATTACTATTAAGCGAGATAGAGGAGCATTTGGTCAAGGACCTACCGTCGTAATGTTCGATGATCACCGTTCAGGGTCTCCTGGTGATCAAGCGCCTCTTATGTCCACGATAGGTTCTTGGAGTAAGTATCGCGATGGTTCTCTTGGACCAATTATTGCAGAAGGCGGACGGACAGGGAACTGCATTTCGGTCTGGAATCCCGATGGAGCTACGAATGCTCGCCAACTCGCACGTGAGTTAGTAACTGGACAGACATTCTCTGAATTCTACGTCAGTTACTGTATGAGGTTCCGGGATGGTAAGAATGCCGATACGCCGAACAAGTATGGGTCCAATCTGAAGTCTGTGTGGTTCACGAACGGCGGACCTGGAAACACTCCCGGTGGCGCAGCGAATATGGATATCCACTGTTTGTCGTGGCCCGATGTTACGAATAGTGTGCTCAGTGGAAATAATGCCTATCAGTCTGTGTATCTCATTCCACGGACTTTCTGGAGTAAGACGAAGTGGAATATGATCCAGATTTGGCTCAAGCCTGGAGACCCCATTGGTGATGCCAACGATTACGTGTACGCTCGGTTAGATACGACAGACGCAATGCGTGAGCGTGTGCGGGATGATCGAAGAGTTTACAAAGCTGACCGTCCAAAGGAACTGAAGTGGTTCGGTGTTCTGGGATGGGCGGGGAATCTCGATGATCCGCATACCTTTGATCCGCTGATGGACGATATTTACTTGGCAATCGGTCCACACTCCGCTGCTCGCGTAATGCTCGGCAATGCGTCGACATGGGCAGGATGTACGGACTTCGCGCTTGCCACGCCAGTAGAGTGGAAGGATGGAGAGCTTACTGTTCGCCTCCGTGCTGGTCCTTGGACCGACTTCACAGGTAAGCATCTCTATGTCGTTAACGAGGATAACTCTCCGGAATACGCCGGTGAAATAACAGGAGAATGAAATGGCTGATATAAGCATTGAAGAGCTCGCCGATAACGTCAACAATCCATTGTTTGGGGATGATCGATTGGGTGTTCTATTCTATAATAAGGCGGTCGAGGATAAAGACCGTTCTTTGGCGGAAGGACGGCGGTGCTTCAAGAATCGTGAGTTTGTAAAGATCATGGTTCCTGGAGACCGCCTGAACATAGTGGAACGCCCAGTCCAGGTCACGGGTACGCTACCGACAGATGATCGTATGCGCTTCCCCAAACAGTATGCTCGCTTCAAAAATCAGGAGGAGCAGAAAGCTAATGAAGGCACACCCTTATCTCTCTGGCCCACCATTCCCGAAACTCTCGCTAAGGAGCTTGAGTTTATCAATGTCTTCACTGTGGAGCAACTGGCGACGCTGGCTGACGTCCACGTGGCGAAGATTCCGGGAGGCGCTCAGTGGAAGAACAAAGCCACCGACTTCGTAACCGCAATGAAAGATCAGGCTGTTGTCACAAAGATGCAGTCTGAGCTGGACAAGCGGGATAACGAAATCGACACCTTGAAGAAGGCAGTCGCAGATCAGGCAGCCAGGATCGAGGAGCTGGCAAAGAGGAAAGGATGAGCGTATTCACTGGAATGGGAAATCCTGCAACTGGTAGGATAAAGGCGAATTCAGCTATTGCTGTCGTATCCTATTGGAGGGGACTGCCTATCTCAGCAGATTATAAGCTCTGCTTTGACTCAACCAATCCTATCGCTAGTGTGTCCAGTGGTATTCCTATAACAACTGCCGGAAAAGTCGCCACTTCGGCAGGTCCGATTGCGAGTTACTGTTCTGGTATCCCCTATGACGCAGCGGGTAAGATCGTTGCGACGGCAGCAGCAGCAGTTTCGTATGATCAAGGAGTTGGACTTACAGCCGGCGGCGGACTAGCACTGGAGTAACGATGGCTAGATTCCAAACCATTGGAGATCTTGTTAACCGAGTGGCCGTTGCCATCGGTCTCAACAAGGTTACAGATCCATTTGCTTCAGCAGATCCTGCATTCGTGCAGCTCTGTAATCTAGCGAATGAGGCAGGCCAAGATTTAATCCAGGCTGCTGACTGGCAGATGCTGGAAAGGTCGCATAATTTTACGACCGCTCCGGGGGACACTGGTCTGTATGACTTACCAGCCAACTTTAGTCATATGATTGACCAGACAGGATGGCAGCGCGGAGTTCCCGGTTCAGCCTATCCCCTTCTTGGTCCTGCCTCACCCCAATGGTGGAGTTATCTTGAAGCTTCCCAGCTCTACTCTGTTACGATCTACGCATGGTTCCGTATCTCCGAAGGTCAGATTCAATTATGGCCTCAACCTCCTGCGCCTGGGATTCCCGTGGGATTTAAGTATATCTCGCGGAATTGGGTACAAGACGGCACGAGCCCTCCAGGAGCGCCGACGTATAAAGATTTCGTATCCGCCTCGGCAGATCTTCCGCTATACGAGCCGATCCTCTTCCTAAAGAAATTGAAGGTCGTATTCCTCCAGGCGAAAGGGTTTGATACGAGCAAGGCGGAAGACGAGTTTAATCTGGCTCTGGATGCTTGGGTCGGTAAGGATAAATCAGCACCTATCCTCTCACTCAATGGGCCAGTCGGCTACCGGAATCCATTCCTCAACCAATACATCAACGTCCCAGAGACGGGGTTTGGTGACTGATGCCTCTAGCAGCAGGAAAGAAGTTCGCCGAGCTAGCGGGTCGTAGACGACGTCCGCAGAAACAGATCACGCAGCCTGTCTTTCTTCCCTGCGCCCAAGGCGGGATTAACGCGGTCAGCTCTGCAACCGAACTTCAGCCTCAAGATGCTCTTGTTCTCATCAACATGGTTCCGTCGCAATACGGAGTCCGTGTAAGGAAGGGATATCGTGAATGGTGTCCGCCAGTCCCGGCTGGGTCAGGAATTAGAACCCTCGTCCCATTCAAGCACCCTTCGAATGCGAGTGTCCTCGATAGACTCTTCGCATTTACAAGCGATGGCATCTATGACGTTACTTCTGCAGGAGTTGCACCGACTAAGAAGTTTGATTTCACGGTTAAAGCAGGAAATGCAGGATGGGCATCGTGGCAGAATTATGTTACCATCGCCGGATCCTATCTCCTCGCAGCAGATGAAGAAAATGGATACCTACTCTACACCGCGTCCACAGATACCTGGACAGTTGGATCTATTTCCGGAGGAATAACGCCCGATAAAGTTGAGTTCGTCACCGTATGGAAGAATAGAGTCTGGGTAATCGAGCGTAACTCTGGCCGAGGATGGTATCTACCTGTCGGACAGATCTCTGGCAATGCTGCTTCGTTTGAGTTCGGTAACAAATTCAAGTACGGAGGTCTGCTCAAGAGTCTACATAACTGGACTCTTGATGGTGGCGAAGGAGTTGATGACTATTTAGTCGCTCTCTCCGCTGCGGGTGATATGCTGGTCTACAAGGGCACTGATCCAGCGACCGCACCCTCTAACTTCAACATGAATGGATGGTGGTACATTGGCGATATGATGGAGGGACGGCGGCAAGCGGATGACATGGGCGGAGAGCTATTGATCATAACTAGCTACGGGGTCATTCAAGCTTCTAAGTTGATCGCTGGTATGCCGCTCACGGATGCACAGGCGAGTATCTCCTTTAAGATCAACCCTCGACTCGCTGGTCTCATCAACCGAGGCGTGGTCCAGCGGGGATGGCAGATTGTTCTTAGTCCTATCGACCAAATGATTTTGCTCCTTACTCCTAAAGAATTAAGTCAGCCCTATACTCAGTTCTGCTACAACACTCAGACTCGAGCATGGTCTCAATTCGTAGGTGTGCCAATCAACACAGCCTCAGTATTTCATCGTGAACTGTACCTCGGAGACCTAGATAATAGGATCTATGTTTTCGCGGGGGCGGTAGATCATGTGATGCTAGAGGATGATGGAGAGACGGCGCAGCCTATTGAGTGGGAAAGTCTTACGAGCTTCCAAGGATATAATCAGCCTGCTAGATTCAAGAGGGTGCAGTTTCTCAGGCCGATGTTCATCGGTCAAGCTACTCCTCTCTATACAACGCAGGCTCGCTATGACTTTAACTTGTCACAACCTCCCGGCTCCCCTCCATATACTCCGCCGACTAGTGGTGCATGGGATACGTCGATTTGGGATATAGCTTTCTGGGGTGGAAGCTATATTGTAGATCAGCCGCCCATTGGAGGGGATGGTCTCGGACGATATGTGGCGGTCTATATGCGCGGTCGATCCGGTGCGGAAACGACGCATATCGGAACCGACGTCATGTTCGACATGGGCGGCATCCTGTGAAGCCTGTAATTAGATTCCGTGCAGCAGAAGACCACGATGCTCGCTGGTTCTGTGCGACTTTGAATCTCATTCCTACTACGGAGTTTGGTGGGATTGTCGCATACAATGATCAATTTGCGATGGGAATGGTCGGGTTTGATAACTGGACTCCCAACAGTGTAATGATGCACTTCCATATCCGTCAGCCCCGGTGTCTTATCCCTTTATGGAATGAAGCACTCGGGTACTTGTCAAGCTATGGACGTCGGATTATAATTGGGTCCACGGCCTCAGACAACATCCGCGCCCTGCGAGTAATTAAGAAACTCGGTTGGGTAGAAAAGACAAGGATAATAGACGGGTGGAGTGATGGCGTAGATCTTATTATTTCGGAGTACAGAATCCATGAGCCAAAGCGCAGCCTCAGCTCCTAGCTACGGAGCGGCCGGAACTCAAGGATCCCGTGCTGCCGGAACTGGCAAGAGTATGCCAACTCCTAGTCAGTATATGCAGCAGAATCCCAATGCCCAAGTAACTCCTGCTTCACCCCAACTTACTCAGCAGATGGCAACTGCGATGCAGGGACTCGGAGGTAAGTCTGGCAAAGGACCTCCCGGCTATGGTCAGGGTCCGCCTGGAGCGCCGCCTCAGGTTCCTCCGGGAACGCCTCCTCCACAGGCTGCTCCACCGATGGCGCAGGGAACTCCTCGTGGCGCAATGGCTCCAGCGATGCCAGCTCAAGGTATCCCTGCTCAGCCTATAAATCCAATGCAGAGGCAGGCAACGATGGCGAATATGCTGCGGAGGAGATATGGGCGGTAAGTCTCAACCGAAGCCTCCTGACTATGCCAAGCTCGCGGAACAAACCGCTGAAGCTTCACGAGACGTCACAGAACAACAGACTTGGGCGAACCGGCCAGATCAGTTCACTCCGTTTGGTTCGACCACGTGGAGCAACGCCCCTCAGTGGGATCCTACGACGGGACAGTACCTGAATCGCTGGACCCAGACTACACAACTAGATCCTCAGGCGCAGGCAGCGCTCGATGCTCAGCAGCAACTGGGATTAGAGCGTAGTCAGCTAGGCCTGAGTATGACTGACCGTATGAGAAAAGAGTACGGTCAGGCGATGGACTGGTCAGGTGCTCCGGAGATGGGCGGAGCCATTGGTCCCACCGGAACACAGAGAGAAATATCGACTGCTGGATTACCAGAGCTCAACCCCGCTAGTCGGTACTATAAGGAGGCGGGGGATGCACTCTACAATCAGTGGGCTGAAAGAGCGATGCCTCAACAGCAGGCCCAGACAGACGCCCTCCGTACGCAACTCTACAATCAAGGCTTGCGTGAAGGTGACGCAGGGTTTGATAATGAATTGGCGAAGCTGCGTATGTCGCAGGGTGATCAGCAGAGGCAGGCTGCCTTCTCGGCGACTGCAGGAGCGGGCCAAGAGGCAAGCCGGTATCTCGGCATGGATGCTCAGACCCGTCAGCAGTTGTTCGGTGAAAGAGGGACCCAAGCGGACCTCTGGAACTCGGGCGGCGCGCAGATGTTCGGGCAGCAACAGGCTTCTTCTGCTTACCAGAACCAGCTCCGTCAGCAGTTTATGGCAGAGCAGATGCAGCGTCGTGGATTTACCCTAAACGAGATTAACGCACTCCTAACCGGTCAGCAGGTCGGTATGCCGTCCA